GAACTTGATGCCAAACGACACGTTGGTGCCTGGGTCACGAAAGTACGTTGCCTCGTCCAACAGAACAGGCCGCAGGCCGATAAAGTCGCCCGACGGGCCAAGCGTGCGGATGTACTCGCCGGCAGGCCAGGTAAAAGTTTGGTCTTGTGTGCAAAAGACAGACAGGCGCTCAGTGTTCCAACTGTCAACCATCTGGTTCATCGCCATCAAACCGTCTTGCGACATGGCTGCCGATGGCGTTTCATTTTCGGCCAATACGCCTAGCAGGCGAAGTGCGCGATTGATTTGATCGCCAGCGGTGTACGTTGCCATGCTTAGATTCCTTCGGTTACGGCCCTGCGCGTGTATTTGCGTTTGACTTCCAGTGCGTTTACTTCAGCCTCTGGGGCTGGCGCGGGCGTGTCAGGATTGTAGCGTGTCCAGCCGTTTGTTTCATCAAATACGGCTTCAAGTTCCATTGTGGCAACTTTAGCCCCGTGGACGGGGTGAGAAAGATAAATGTTCATGAGAAAACGGGGGCCGAAGCCCCCGCTTTTTAGTTAGCGGCGATTAAACCAACAGTTTCAAGGCGTGCTTCAACTTGAGCAAGACGGGCTTGCAAGTTGGCGATCACAGACAAAACAGAGTTACCCTCGTCTTTGGTTACAAAACCAAAGGGGGTGGTCTGAGTCAGGTCTTGGATTGCGTAATCAGGCGTGCCTGGTGCAGTGCTGGTAATTGAGGTCAACTGAGCAGTCAAGGCAGCGCCTTGAGCCACTGGGGTTGTGCCATAAAAACCAGCGGTGCCGCCAGATTTGCCCATGATTGCGCCGTCCAGTTGTGCGTCTTCAAACGCAACGCCTACAGCTTTAGTATTTGGCATAATGTTTCCTTAAAAACGGGGCCGAAGCCCCATCAGATTTAGGCAATGCGGTATGCAGTCCAAGTACCATCGCCGGTTTTACGGGCAAGGAAGCGGCCCGAAGTGCTTTCCAGCACAACAGGGTTGCCAACAATTGTCCAGCCAGTGCCAACGGCAACGGTGACTTGATAAGAGGCGTCGACCACCACGATAGCAAACTCAAACGCAGCGTTTACTTTAGATGCGCTGCTGATGTCGGCTTCCAGCAACGCCACGGTAGGCAGCGTAGCTGTAATGTCAGCAGCGGAGTCGCTGGTAAACAGACCGTTTGACAGTTGGGCAGCGGTCAAAGTTGCGTCAGCAGTCAAAGCCGTAGGAGCGCCTTGAACAAACAGTTGGGCTTCGCCGGTATTGCCGTCACCAAGCTGGTAGCCACCAGCGCCATTAGGAAGAGCCATGATAATTTCCTTAAAAAAGATTTAAAAAACGCCCCCGAAGGGGCATTAGGTTTAGCCCCAGATGCGGCAGGCCATTTGTGGACGGATGGTACTGAAACCATACAGAACGTCAATACGGCAAGGCATACGGTCGTTGTTGATGTCGTACTGACGAACAACGCGCAGGCTGATACCGTTGTGAACGGCACGGGCGGCCATGTCAACGCCTTGTGGCAGCAACAGGTCGGCAGTGGCGAACGTGATGGCATCCTTGTGGTAGACCAAGTTCTGAGCGTACTGAGTAGAAGCAGCGCCCACAAAGGTCACAGTCGCGCCAGTTGCAGGCAGCACATCCACAGTAGCCAGAGCGTGGTTAGCCGAGTACATCGGAGCAACAGTCACAGTCCAAGTGCCGGACGAAGCAGTGGCGTCAGCCAGAGCAACGAACTGGAACAGCGAACCAGTGGACTCACGGGTCTGTGGGTTGACCGCATTGCAAGCGCTAACGGTGAACACGTCGCCGGCTTTGATGGTGGTAGTCACCGAGCCTTGTTCCAGCAGAATGGTCGAAGCGCCTTCGGCGGTAACGCCAGGGGTCTTAACCAGTGTGGAAGCGGAAGCGCTGCGTGAGCCAGTGGTGTGCTGCTTGATCGACTGAGACATGTTGATCTCATCAAAGCCCATCATGCCGTTCTTGAACTGCTTGGAGATAGTGTCGGTCGGATTGAACAGACCTTTCATACCTTCAACCAGGCCAGCATTGGCGGCAGGGTTCACGGTGGCGTAACGTGGCGACATGACAGCAGCGTTCTCGTTCAGCTTCTGTTGGGCTTGGAGCAGCACCAGCGAAGTCGAAGGAGTGGTGCCAGGCGTGCCAACGGTGTTACCGATGGTTTTGTACGCATTGGCGACGTCAGCATCAATGCTGGAGGCCAACTGGCTGATACGCGGCTTGAGCACACGTTCTGCGAAGTCGTCCAACTGCATGGTCAGTTCAGCGGATGTGAAGTTGACGCCGATGTGCTTTTGCTGGGCAACAGTCAGGGTGGTGAACTGCTCGTTGTCGTCCTGAACTTGCAGGGCGGCACCGTCAGTGACCAGAGCGCGGTCCGGCAGACGGATACGCAGGGTGGAGCCAATCTTAGCGCCTTCAACAGCAAAGCTGTCGTCGTACTGGCGATTGACGTTGCGGGTAAGGACCAAGTTGTTTTCGAGAATCTCAAGCGCTTTGCGCGTGATCATGTCGATTGTAAGGATCGAGTTTGACATTTAAATTTCCTAAAAAAAGTTAGCGGATACGTTGCGCTTCCCACTTCTTCATCTGACGTGCCCTATCAGCTTCAATCCACTGGCTGGCCGTCATGGTCTTGGTAGACCGAGGGTCAGTAGTGTCAAGTGCTGGCGAACCGGAGTTCCGAGCAGTTACAGGTGAAATCGGCGCTGGCGCTGACGTTGTTCGTTTGACCGGAGGTTCTGCGGCCAATTTGGCCTCAATTTTTCCAATCTCTTTTGCCTGACCGAGTGGCGTCATGCGTGAGATGCGTTCCGCGTCTTTGGGGTTGGAGCCGAGATAGTAAGCTAACTCAGGGCCAATGTCCGAGGACTGGATCGTTTCGGCCATCACATTTGTAATCGGCAGCTTGGGGTTGTATGCGACTTGTTCAAAGTCATCATATTTAGCCCGCGCTTCTTCTTCCAAATCTTGATAGCTTTCGAGAATTTGCGATTGCTGCTTGGCGGCTTCACGCTTGGCGATCAGTTCTTCGGCCTTCTGGTAAGCCAATGCGTCTGCATAGGCTTCAGTAGTCTCAAACTGGTCAGCGGTAGCTGTCGGGGCGGCTCTCAGCGTCTGTTGTTCAGACTGGCGCTGCGCTTGGTCTCGTTCCCACTTACGTTGCTCTCTTGCGAGGCGTTTGCCAATAGCTGCATCAAGTTCCTCTTGCGAGAATGTCTTGGTTACTGCTTCTGGCGTTTCCGGCGTTTGAACTTCAGCTTCAGGTGCAGCCGTTGCTTCCTGTTCTGGCACGGGTAGTGACTCCGCTGGTACTTCTTCTAGCATTTATGAATCCTTGGATTCCTCGGTGAACCTCGCCGATACGGTTTATGCAATGTTACTCGTAAGCAACAGTGTATTCTATGGTGTTTGCAATGTCGATGTACAGCCCCTTGCTAAACCAAAGGCCAGCAGGAAAGCTAATGTATTGAGTACCGGCAGCAACAGTGACGGTGTTCGCAATTTTAGGGTCGCTGGTGCTAGCTTCGGCCGTGTCGTACAGCGCAAACGTGCCGCTGGTTGTGCTGGACACAAACACGCCAAACAATTTGCCCGCACCAACTTTGATTTGGCTGTCGGCGTTGCCTTGCTTAAATTGGGCCATGATTAATCCGTAAAGTTTTTAATGAGGACGCCTTCAAGAATTGTGCCGATTGCTAGGCCAGCGCCGCTAGACTTGAACTGCAACTGCACATCGCTTTTTTCCGCAAAAGTTAGCGGAAAGTTGGCGGCAAACTCAAAGGTGTTCAAAAACGGAGCCTGAGACACAACGTATTTTGTGCCCGCTGGGGACAGAATCTGCGCCCTAAAGGTGGCATACACGCCGGATGTGACGGACGTTGAAGACCATGCGGCGACGTGGTTGCCATAAAAAGTGTGGCCCGCAGGGACCGTATACACCGACATGTTGCTTTGACCCGTGTCAACGGCGATCTGGCCGTAAGTCACGCCGCCGTTTTTGGCGGTGATAACGCCGACGGGGTTGACGCTATCAGGCAGCACGTCCAACTGGTTCACGCGGAAAAACAAAGTGTTTGTCACGACTGGCGTTGTGCCGGTCAGGGTGACGGTTTCGTTAATCGGGTTGTAGTTGATGTCAAGGCCATAGATGATGATCTCAACCGCAGTGTCCGACGCCGAAGTGCTGACAATACTCATCGCCACAGCAGAGGCTGGGTATGTGTACGCGGCTGTGTTTTCCCACGCGGGGATAAACGCGGCGTTGGTGATGGAGGCGCTGTAGCCAAACAGAAAAACGGACTGGTGGCCTTGAATTTGTTCCCTGCCTACTTGCAGGTCAAATTGTTCGTTTTTGCCGTATTGCGTTTGGGAAACAAATTTAGTGCTCATGCTAAAAACCTCAATTTATAAAGCGTGCTGAGATACAAACCAATGATTTCGTCAATGATATTCTGAATCGGTGTGTCGGTCTTGTCGCACATTTCGTACCGACATTTTTCAATTTCAGCCATTGAGTCAGCCAAAAAATCAATAATGTTGCTGGTTTTCTTAGCGCCCATCAGACTAATAGGCCCGATTAAACCATGACGGCCTTGGTAGGCTTCAGAAAACTTGTCGGCCAACCCTACAATGTCTTCGTAAAAATGCCGCAAGGCTTTGTGCTTAGAGTAACTGCGCGTGTTTAAATGCACCGAATGGGCCACATCACGGGCCAAAAACAGCGTGCCTACAAAATCAGCGGGTTTCATTGTGCCATTCCTTCCATCGGGGGCTGCATCATTTCTTCCGGCTGCTCACGCATCTCAGGAATGCCGCCCTGCTCTAGTGCAGCCGCAACCACGCCCATAGCAATGTCTTGAATCTGCTGCTCGGTCATGCCGGCCTGCACAGCAGCAATACGCTGCGTTTCAGCTTGGTATGCCTTGATTTCAGCTTCGTAGTCCTTGCGCTTCATGTCCTGCGCTTCGATGGACTTGCCGACGTTCTGGATCATCTGGTGCATTTGCTCCATCTCTTGACCCATAGCTTCGATTTGCTGGTTGGCAGCTTGCAGTTCTGGATTCTCGTCGCTGTCACTAAGCAACTGCGGATCGATGGTTTTCTTGAACCGTTTAGCCATCTCTTGCGCGCCAGGCCAGTCCATGTTCTTGACAAACAGATCGCCGGCCACTTGCCACAGTTGTGGGTTGCCTTGCAGCAGTTGGGCCATAGCCTCCAGCGCCTCTTGACGCTTGGTCGCGTAGCCTGGGCCAGTCGTAGCCACCACATCGTACTTGCCGACGCCTGGGTTGTAGATTTTTTCAATCACAATACCCTGCTCGTCAACGATCTTGTTGACCGGCTGATCTTGGTCAGGGTTGATCTTGACCATCTCAGTCTCGCCATCCTCGCCGATGATGCGTGCAATGCGCTGAGTGTCGTAAATCTTGGGGATCAGATCGACCAACTGGCGGGCGACATGCCGAACGCCACGGGATAGGTTGTCACCGTAGTGGTATGTGCCCACATCACCTTCGCGCTGACGCGCAAGAATGGCTTTGCCGCTTCGTTCGTTGCCGCCTTGGCCCAAACTAGCGTTGTACTGGCCGGTCGTGGACTTGATGTCCTCAGACGCGCCCGCTTTGGCTTGCAGGAGGCCGCTGGAAGCCATCGGTGGCTGTGCCCGTTGGGGTAGTGGCAGGGCAGAGCCTTGGCCGTCTGTAACGTCTGGATTGACCTCCAAATACGGCCAGTTGGTCGTGTTAGCGGTCTTCCACTTGTCTTCGTAGCCTTCAAACTGGCCGCCGTAGCCGATAAACGGCGCTTTGGGGGCCAAAGCCAGCATCTCGGCTTCTTGCGAAACCCAGTAGTTGTACATGCGCTGGGCATCCTTGGCGTTACGCACAAGACCAGACACATACAGGCGACCGTCAACTTCAAATTCGTTGCCGACGATGCGAATCACTGGAATCCATTTGCCAGCCCACTCGCGTTCTTCAAGGATTTCGTAACCGTTAATCTTGCAATACTTGACCTTGCGGCGGTCGGCTTCGCGGCTGCGTTTAGGCTTGCCGTAAATGGCTTTTAGCTGCTTGTCTTCGGGTGTGCCTTCAAAGGCGGTGATGTTGCCAGGGTACAAGTTCAGCGTGGCGCGGTCAAAATCAACGTAGTAATAATCGGCGATGCGGATCGTGTCTTCGTTCAGCCAGTTGCTGATCGACTGGTCGCCCACGCCCAGCGACTGCAATGTTGTGATGGGGGCCGCGTCTGGGTACTGGCGCTCGTACTCTGCGCGGGTCAAATCTTCGGTGATAAAACAATACTTGGCATCCGCACCAGTCGGGTCTTGGATCATCGGGTCCATGTAGACCGAAAACGAATTGCGGATGCGCCCGATCTTGATGTCTTGATCAAACGTGTTGTCGTCGCAATACTCGGTCAGCAGGCGCAAGTAGCCTTCGCCGTAAGCCACTTGGTTTTCGCAGGCCGTGTCGTAGGCCACATCCGCATCAGAGATGTACTCAATGTGCCGAATCATGCCGTTGAAGATTTCGGCCACTTGCACATCGGCCTTGTCGTCCACGGGGATGACTTTGGCACCTGGCCGGTTCTGCCGCTGGTCGTTGGTAACTTGGCGCACATGCTGCGGCAGCTTGTTGATCGTCAGGCACGGGCGGGCGTTGATCGTCTGACCCTGCACCGCACCGCGAGTCGCCAGCACGTCAGCAGGCCACTGCCAATGGTTGTCGGGTGAACCGGCGTAGAACTTCAGGTCATCGACTTCATCTTCACGCGACTCGGACAGAGCCGACATTGCCATGTCCAGACGGGCGCGGGCGGTAGCCAGCACGCTGGCGTTGGTTTTGTCTTTGGCCGAACCGCCAACAGCTACGGCTGCGGCGGCAACAATGCCTGTTGGGTCAGCCATTAAAAACTCCTAGAACATGCGTTTCGCGCATGACAACATATTTTTTGTCGTGCGTAAACTCTTGCGCCACACCAAAATACACGCGGTCGCCAACTTTAAGGTCTTCGCAGTTAGGGCCGGCAGCGACAACTATACCTGTTTCCTGTTTTTCCGAAGACAAAAGCTCAATCAGCCCCTGCTTCTCAACGTCAGGCTCAATTAGCACGCAATTTTGAAGCGCTTTCAGGGTCATTTTTTCTTCGCTTCGCGCTTGACTGCGTAAGCAATTGCGACCGCCTGCTTGACGGGTTTGCCGGCGGCCACTTCAGCCTTGACGTTTTTGCGGAATGCTTCCGGCGTTTTTGATTTAACGAGTGGCATTTTTAGCTTCCCATCCATGAAGTAGTCGCCGAAGTGTCTGCATACGTCCGGCGGGTGGTTGTGCGCGCATTGTACTCGCCCCGATGCGCCACGGGAAAGGCAAACGTCACTGCAATAGCGTCAGCAGCGTCTGGCGAAGCTAAACCACGCGCTTTCATGTCTTTTTTGGACTCCAAAAAGATGGTTCCCCGTGAATCTGGCTTCATCATAG